GAAAAACGAATCATTTGACACTATTTCTGACTGTTTGATGGATCTTATGGATGATGAAAATGTAACAGCAGAAGAGATTGTTACGTTTATACAAAAAGAGATTCAAGCGATTTATGAGTATTATAAAAAACATTCAGACAAGGCTGAAGTTATTCAGAATTATCTTAAAGTGTATGCTAAATGTGACATCTAATGCTTGACTTACTTTTTACGATCATAATTTGTGGAAGTGGGCAAGATTTAACCTGCTTTTATCATCAAACTAAGCCTGAAAAGCCTGTAACTGTGAATCATTGTCTAAAAAGGGGTGAGTGTAATGGTAGACAAGACATACAAAAAAATTAAGCGTCGTCTTTGGTATTTTGTCTGTTATTATGAAGACGGTAATCCAAAAATTATGGAGCGTTGTTTTAATTCCTCAAAAAGGATGAGAAGCTTTGTTGATCGTCTTCACGATAAAGACACGATTTTAACAATCGAGATTAAAACTCACTGGTGTTATAGAGAATATACCCCAAGACATAAAATATGGTCTTATTCTCCTAGAAAAGGTAAGATTGTTAAATTTGAGCGTTATTGAAAACGTACCTTTATTTCTCGTTATGAATCTTACATTTGATCAAAAAATTGCTCTTGCTCGGTCATCAACAGCAACAGCAGAACAACTGACAAAACTAGCAAATGATAAGAATAGTTATGTTCGTCGTGGTGTTGCAGAACATCCTAACTGCCCTATTCCAGCTCTAGAGAAACTGTCGAATGATGAGGATTGGTATGTTCGTTCTTGTGTTGCAGAACACCCCAACTGCCCTATTCCAATTCTAGAGAAACTGTCAAATGATGAGAGTTGGTTGGTTCGTTCTTGGGTTGCAAGACACCCCAACTGCCCTATTCCAATTCTAGAGAAACTGGCAAATGATGAGTATTGGCTGGTTCGTTCTTGGGTTGCAATGCACCCTAACTGCCCTATTTCAATTCTAGAAAAACTGGCTAATGATGAGGATTGGCAGGTTCTTTATTATGTTGCAAGACACCCCAACTGCCCCCAATACTTGAAAGATTATTTAAAAATCAAGTCATTTATTCGTCGTTCAAAAATACAGTTTTAATGTCATAATCAAATTCTTCTTCATTATAAATTTTAACACGCTCCATAAAATGTTTTAAAGTATAATTGTTTCCACAATCATCCGCAATATCATAGAGAACTGCTTTTTCTTTATTATTGTTTTTCCTTAATCCTCTACCAATACTCTGTAGAATACGGATCTTACCCTTTGATGATGAGGCAAAGATAATGTTGTGCAGATTTTTAATATTAACGCCTGTACTGAATATACCATAAGATGCAATAATTACTGCATTAGATTCAGTCTCACAAATTTGTCTGACTTCTTCACGGGCTTCTACCTCCACTCCACCGTGTAAGAAAAAAACTTTTTTATTAGGATTTTTTATCATAATGTTATACAAAATCTCACCGTGCGTTTCTACTCTAGAAAAAAGCATCAGAGTATTATTGTTTATTTTGGAAGCCAATTTACAGATAAAATTATTACGGTTTTCATTACCAATTAAGTATTGAACTTCGTCTTCATAACGAGCAAATCTTTGATTGGGATGCTTAAGAACTATACATTGAATGTCTAGTTTAGAAACTCTACCTCTTTCAATCAACTCTTTAGTGCTGATAGTTTTATAAGAAGGTCCAAATAAACCTGTAATTGTCAATTCATTAGGAGCCTTTGAATCATCATTATTACTCAGAGTTCCTGTAAATCCAAAACGATACTTTGCATCAGGACATTTTTTCATAATGTCAATTAGACTTTTCGCAGTACAACGATGACACTCATCAGCGATAATTACATCATATTGATTAAAAAACGACTTATCCATTTTGTAGATGGATTGAAAAGTTGAAAGGTGTATTGGTAAATCTGATTTTTTATACTGACCTTGATAAATCATATGACAATTATCATCTGAGTTTAGACCATAATTTTGAAATTCTTTATATGTCTGATGAATGAGCGATGTTGTTGGAAAAATTATGAGTATTTTAAGTTCTTTGGCTAGAAAATATCGAATGATTGAATAAATTTGAAATGTCTTACCTGATGAGGTTGGGGAGACAATGGTTTTTCGATTATAATACAAACACTCATAGACAGCATTGACCTGATAATCATCCGGTGTCAGATCAGCCTTCTTACCCAGAACGCGCATAAACCCAGTAACACCTTCTTTTGTTATTTCGGTGTTGATTTCAAAAGGTAACCCGTAATGATTATTATCCTTAAACTCATAAGAAAATCCGTGTGCCTTTAATTTGGCCACAACTCGGTCTAAAAGTCCACAATAGATTTCACCTGTTGAGGTAGAAAGTAAAGACATTTTACCATTCCACCCACCCCTTTTATAAGCAGGGGAATATTTCGCCCCTGGAACATCAAAGGTGAAGTATGGTGCTAACTCATAAAGAACGTGTGGTTCACAAATAAGTTTAATGAAAACCTCATTTTTCTTTTGAATGATAACATCGGTCATTATTGTCCTGCTACAAATTTACTAAACTCTATACTGTCTCTTACTTGAAATGTTCTGTTGTGTATTTGTTTGATAATATCCTCTAGGAACTTAATTACGTGTGTATAATAGTCTAGCATATTTTTGATATTTGTCAAGTCATCATCTGCATCCAGATAGATTCCAACATCAGATTTCATAATCTTATGTGGAAATGGTTGCTCACGATAGACCTCAGGATCAGCTTTTCCTGAGTAGTATAACCATTTTTGTTTGTATTTGAATTTATACTCTATTTCTTTCTTTTTCTTTAGAATGAATGTTTCATTCATAATCTGATAATACTTACCGTGGAGTTGAGGAATTTTAATTGCCTCTTGATGAAGATTATCGGGGTCAATAACTGCATCTTCTCTCCACATTTGTTCAATTTCACTGTGCTTCACAAGGGATTCCCATTTTTATCCAAAAGGTCAAAGTATGTATAATGGAATTTGACCGTGGCAACAATGGGGTCTGGCTTGGAAATTGTGGCATCAAAGACAAGTGATGTCAGAGCAAATGGAAAAAGATCATAATACTTAACTTGTATTGTAGGTTTTTCATTTGAGTTAAGAACTTGCAGAGTACCATCCGAAAAGATGTTCATCTGTGAATTGATACTTGTATATTTGTTATTGTCTTGTTGTAGTTCATAGATTTGATGTAGGCTTTCAGGAAATCCTAATCCTCTAATCCATTTATTAATTTCTGCATAGTTACTCAAGTCCTCATCAACAAGGAATCTTATATCAAAGGATTCCATTTTTAGTTTATTGCCTGGCAACGGAATATCTCTTCCTAGTCCAGTTGGTTGTTGCCCAATTGAAAGATCCAGGCCAGGAATATTTGCTGAATTAGCAAAGAACACTGCCTTAGGTGCTCTTACAATACTAAATTTATATTTTGTTGGGTATGAATAATTTCTATTCTCAATTTGCCTATTTGATACGCTATAGTCTGTTTCTGGCATTATTATTGAGAGTAGTTATGGTTATTTATGGTAATTGACTAAATAGGGACACGAATGCTTTTATTGATGGATTGAAAATGGGTTATAGTAAAGAAGTAAAGCAAATTGTAGATTCTCATTGGGATAAGAGTGACTTTTATAAACTTGCTCACAATAAGGCTCTTAAAACAAAAATAATAAACGCGACAACTTTCTTAGATAAGCATTACAAAAATATTCAACTAAGAAGCCGGGTTTATTGCATTAAAAATGGAATAGATGAATCGAATTTACCCTTGTGTGAATCTAATTGTGGTAATTATGCGGCCTTAAGAAATAATAATGCAACTATAGGATTTTCGCGGCATTGTAGTCTAACCTGCCATAGAAGTAAACCTAAAATTGATTATGACGCTTTAATTAAATTGAAAGATTATGAGTGGCTTTATGAACAAAGAATTGTTCTCAAAAAAAGCATTGAAACGTTAGCAAAAGAATTGAATGTATCAACAGGACCAATTAATTATTGGCTAGTGAAACACGATTTAAAAGATGTTATTAAAAATGTCAGAGTCATTCAAGGTGAAAGATTAGAGTTTCTTCAAAATAGAGAGAATCTCTATAATCTTTATGTAACACAAAATTTATCTATTAAACAAATTTGTAAAGATTATGGTTATGGGTCAGTTATTCTTACTGATTGGTTGAATTATCATAACATTCCAATTAAAAATAATAATGAATACGCCCGAAAAAATAATTTTGTTAGTAAGCCAGAAAAAGAATTGCATCTTTTTGTTGAATCTTTAATAGGTAATAATTTTATTTCTAACGATAGAAAATTAATGCGAGGGAAAGAACTTGATGTTTTAGTTCCATCTAAAAGTGTAGGATTTGAATACAACGGTTTATTTTCTCATTGCTATAGGCCACACGAAAAGAAAGCCTGTATTCGTAAAGATGAAACTTATCACTTAGGTAAAACAGAATTATGCTTTAAACAAGGTGTTACTTTAATTCACTTTTTTCCACCTGAATGGGATGAAAATAAAGAGGTTGCAAAAAGTTTTATTAAGCGTAAATTGTTAAAAAATGATAGAATTAATTCTAATGAATGTGTTATTAGATTAGTTAATAATAATTTTGGTAATGAGTTTTTAAAAAGTAATTCTATCTTAGGTGAATTATTAAATGAATTTATAGGAGTTGGATTATATTATAATAATGAATTAATTCAGTTGACGTGTTTTGAAAGATTTAATAACGATTGGATTATTAGTAGAATAGAGTCTAAAAAAGACGTGAGTATTATAAGAGGGTTTAAGTTAGTTTTAGATTATTTTAAAGATGTTTATAGTGGCAAAATTTATGCTAAAGTTAATCGAAGATTTTCTAATGGTCAGTTGTTAAAGAGTTATGGATTTAGTGTTGTTGAAGTTATTAAACCAGATTATTATTATACGGATAAAAAATTTATTAGGTTATTTGATGCCAATTTCTTAGAGTCTTATTGTAAAGGCAGAGAAAATGAATGCTTTTATGCGAAAAATCCTTTGTACAAAAAGGTGTTTGATTGTGGAAAATTATTGTTAAAATTGTAATAAAAAAGGAGGCATTTCTGCCTCCTATTATGGTTAAATTCTCTAACAGATCAGAGTAGATTTTTTACAAGTACACGTCTGTAATATCTGTTACTGTTAATCTGTAGACGGCCTAGACCTTGCTCAAGACCCTCTGCAAATGGGTTGGCTACCATTGAGTAACGAGTCTTGAAGCCAATCCTAGCTGTGAACATTTTAGGATCAACGGCACGTACCATCTGTAGAGGAATATAAGGACAATAAAATAGTCCAGCATCCATCGGAGATGAACCCTTATAACCAACCACATAATAATGATCGTTGCTTACGTTAGCAGCATAGCTGTCAACATAAACGCGATACTTACCCATAAGAGTACCAGCAAATAGATTGCCAGTATCATCTACGCTAAGATTGGCATTAAGAGCGGGGGTATAATCTAGTACACCAGCCATAGTTAGGGCAGAAGCCACATCAGCTGAGCACATAATTACGTTGCCCTTTCCGCGACGAGTGCGCTGAGCAACAGCGTTAGCATCACGCTCGATCTGGAAGATAAGACCTTTGAATTTCTCAACGGACCAACGACCATTTGAGTCAATATCAAGGTCAAATATGCCAGGAGTCGCAACGTTATTTGCAGCACCCTGTTCAGCTACCTTATAGATAGTACGAATAATCTCGCGGTTGATTTCAGAAAGAATCTCGGTTGAAAGAATATTCGCAAGCTCAGCTTCTGCGCTGGTATTGTGAATAGCCTTGAGATCCTGCATTAGCTCCATACTGTATTCACCAGCTAGGGCACGGCTCTTGGCGATTGCAACAACCTTTTCAATAGAGAATGACATCTCATTGAATTGATTGTTATCACCATTACCTAGGTTCTCAGCATCACCAGTTACCATACCTTGACCTACGTTATAGGTTTCGGTAGAAGAAACGGTGGGGTTGAGTAGACCAGGGTTAGTGCCACGCTGAGTAGTAGTACCAATACCAGCAGCGGTAGAACCGAAACCAGCAAGGCTAAAGCCGTTATTCTGACCAGAGAAAGCGGTATCAACTTCATTGAAGAAGGTTTCAGGACCAGTCTGATTGTTGTAGCGGCTGCGTAGTGCAAAGATTAGACCGGAAGGACCATTCATAGGCTGAACACCAGCTAGGTCATAAGCGACCAGATTAGGCATTGCCCGACGAATGAGGCTGATTAGAATTGGATCGAAACCAGCAACCGGACCACCAGCAGATGCGCTACCAGTGAAACCACCGGAAGTACCGGGGGCATTAGCTGAGTTGGTGGGACTCTCCATTAGAAGAGTGCCGTTCTCAAAAGCGTTTTCTTCCCGTAGGAATTTCTCTTGGTTTTCTAGAAGTTGGGCGGTTACTGACCGACGATAAGCATCTTTGATAGGATCTAGACCGTCGTAATTCAGAAGGGGAGCCCACTTTTCTTGCAGTTGTTCTTGTACGAACATTTGAGTTTACCTCTTAAAATGTGTTTGTTTGGGTTTGATTTAATCTTAAATTCAAACTTTTGCTACAGCAGCAGCCGCACGGAGATAGGACTCCATTGCAGGGGAGTAGGAACTACCCTGAGGAACATCCATACCTTCAGATAGGGTTTCTAGCTGAGCACTTAGGACCCGGCGATTTTGAGGGAAATAAGATTCCCGAAGGGTCATTAGCTTTTCACGATAAGTATCTGCACCTTCAAACTCAACACTTTCCGCAAGTGAAGCGAGCTTTTCCTGCTGAGTGATAGCTAGACCATCAGCAACATCATCAAAGATTTTATCTGCGACTGACTCAGAAAGTTTCTGAGTAAGCTGCATATTCTTCTCAATCTGCTCGTTGAGTTTATTTTCCATTTCGTCAAGTTTTTGGACCATATTCTCTACTACATCATACTTCTCCTCAGGGAGAGTTACATTATGTTCTTCAAAAAGATTGAATAGTTTACCTAGGAAAGATTCTGCAATCTGTTCCCGAATACCATATTGAATAGCGAGTTCATTCTCTTGCATCCACTCTTCAGAAACATACTCTAGATAAGCATCTAGACGTTCTTGTAGAGACTCTGCAATTTCTTGCACTTCCTCCACAAGAGCAGCCTCATACTGCTCCTCAAGACGATCACGAATTTCGCTGACTTTAGAACGTACAGCAGCCTCATAAATTACGCGGGTCTTTTCTTTGAACTCTTCAGAAAGATCCTCACCTGCAACTAGAGCCTCTACATCATCCTCTAGATCATAATCATCCTCATCATATTCGTCAGACTCATTCATAGAATCTTCGGCGTCTTCTTTTTCTTTCTTTTTACCTTTTTTCTCGGTTACTTCCTCCTCATCCTCATCCTCATCCTCATCTTCCTCGTCCTCATCATCTTCGTCTTTCTCTTCATAAAGCTCGTCCTCATCAGACTCATCTTCATCTAGAAATTCTTCATCATCATCCTCAGTTTCCTCACTGACAGGATTATTCATTTTCTGCATAGGTTCAGCAGCTCTAGCACCACGAGTAATAGCGTCAGAAACACGCTTTAGTCGTGAAGAAGGATCTTTAAGAGCGTTTGAATTGTCATCAGGCTTAGAATTTTCTGGAGTAGGTCCACCTAGGTCTTCATAACCAGTTTCCATACCGCCAGTAGTTAGCTTCTGCATAGGTTCAGCAGGAGCAGCGCCGCGATTCACCTGAGTCACGGAATGTGCGTTTTTTGCTTCCATTTCATTAAGAGGATTCTTAGAACGAGCCATTTTTTCTCCAGTTACCTGTTTTTATTCTGTATTTATTTAGAAAAATTGTGATTTTGTCAGATTAATTTTAAGTAGTTCTCGAAATGAAGAATCATACGTTCTTCATTAAGTCTACGTGAAATAACATCCTTTTCAATTCTATTACGAATGTTATAGGCAACATACTCTTTACGCTTAGAATCGTAAAGCCATTCTTTGCCTTCATAAATTCCATTAACAAATGCAGCAGAACCCACGCTTGGGTCAGCAACAATGTCAACAGTTGAAATAAGAAGATCATTACCAACTACGTTGTAACCCTCATTGTTAGGTCGAACCGATCCAAGAGCACGGCTACTTACACCTAGAACAACACCCTCATCAATAAGAGATTGTGCAATTGTCCCCATTGGGGTATTGAGAATCTTTGCTTTACCATAAAAATAATTACCACGCTCTTCGAGTTTAGTAATCATATGGGATACTTTAGTCAGGTCAATTGAGGGGGTGCTATTGTGATTTAATTCACCAACAGCCCGCTTTGCCTTAATAAAGTTTTCATTATAAATGGTCACGGCATTTCTCAAAGTATTCATAGGATAAATGCGATTATTCCTATTGGGCGCATCACCCATCATAAAGTTACCCTCAATGTAGAGAGTCCTTTTACCATTTCTTTCTTCTTTGAGAACCTTTACAGATTCTGCCTCTTCTCTAATAAGCTTCATTATTACAAGGGTTATTATACTTTATTTAGCATTTTATTGTGGTTTCCAGATAACAGCTAAATTTTCATTTAATAATTCGTCAGAAAGGTTTATTCCATCTCTAGTAATGGTTCCCAACCACCTATCAAATGTTTGAGATTTTGCAGTTTCAACGATTATTTCCCCCGGCTGATTAAACCAATTTCTGACAAATTCTATTGCTTTTTGATGATCGGGTGTTCCTTTTTCAGGACAATTTACTTTAGTCAATCTTAATTTAATATCCCAAGTAATGAAGGTGCCAAACCCAACATCCTTACCGATCCGCACCTTTAAGGTATCGGCATCAATAAATTTTAAAACTTCTACTAGATTATAACGATATTCAAGCATCGCCAGAAATTTGAACTTGTTGATAATAAAGAGCACCCGCCGCTAGACCATAAGCAGATACTTTAATTGACTTTCTTAGATCAGCATCTTTTGTGGTGTATGCTGTTACAATACCAGCTGAGTTATGATCTACAATAATACGACGAGAATAATACCCATTAACACCGGAAGATGTTAATACCTCAGTTACTCGCTTATGAGTAAAGTTGTAATAACTTTGACCCACTGAAACCAGAGACACATAATCATTAACTGAAAATGGTGAAGCTGTTCCTTCAGGAAAATCAATAAAAGTTGTAGCTCCAGTGATAATTCCTGCAACCCGTCCCGAAGCAGGCGAAAGGGCAAGAGTATAATCCTTTACAGATGGGGCATAATAATCAGTTGTTGCCGCAGTTGGTTCACCATCAATTTTGACAAAACAATTAGCAGTAGGGACAATACGAATCGTATCACACAAAACTGAAATAGGAATTGAAGTTGTTGCCGCACCAGCTGATACTGAAAAAGAACCACCAATGCCAACAGGTTTATGAGCCATTTATACTACTTTTAACTATAAATTTATTTAGGGATTAGTAGAGTTCTTTCCATTGTATAGAAACACCAACATTAGCAGTATAGTCTGTATCTATATTTGACACTCTAATAGAAAACACCTCAGAATCAGTTGAATCAAAATTTTGTGCGAGAAAGTTCTTTTTAGCAATAGGTCCTAGCTGACTATTTGCGGATGATCCAGAGACGACGTTAACATTTTGGCTAGATCCTGAAGCGTAACCACCAAGAAAGTCCTCATAATAAACGTTATCAAGTACCGTGGCAGTTTGATTAAACTCAGCAGCAGAGTTAACGTTTTCAGATACCCAGGTCCCAGAAGCTGTTAATCCAGCTGAAGTTGGGATTTTAATAACATCAAATTTAACATTGCCTCCGACAGAAAATACTGTGATATTAACCAGTTTAATAGTAGCCCGATTTTCTCTACCTTGAAAACTATTTTTAAGTCTCAATTTTATAACAGGTAGGGTACTACCAATACTGATAGTTCTCAGAGGTGTTGTATGTGACCATTCTTGTCCTGATTCAACATAACCACCTTCACTCATAACAGTCGCACAAATTTGAGAAAATGATGCTGCTGTACTAACCGTTCCAGTATTCCTTATCTCACA